GTATTAAAATGATTGAACTAGAGATTTACGACCAGCTAAAAATAACTTCTGAAACAATGAAACAGCAGATAAAGTTTTGCGAAGAGTTTATAGATAGCATAGCCGACACTTCCACCGTTCAAAAAACAACGTATTTTAACGATATGGTTAAAAAGATTGAAACAATTATTAGAAAAGATTTTAACGATACAATGTAAGATTATGATAAAAATTACAAACGAAGATAATATGTTATTAATGGCACGCTACCCTGATAATTATTTTGATTTAGCAATAGTTGACCCGCCTTATGGGATTGGTTTTGGCACTTATGAGCGTGGCGGTCAAGGTGTAAAAACAAAAGAAAGACATACTAAAAATGGAAAAAAGATCTGGGATGACTCAAGACCTAGTGATGAATACTTTATTGAATTAAAACGAGTAAGTAAAAATCAGATAGTTTGGGGTGGTAACTATTTTCCTTATTTATGGCAACAAGGCTGTAAGGGTTTTATATTTTGGTATAAAGGTAATCCCGTTCCAAACTTTGCAGATGGAGAATTAGCTTATACATCTTTTAACAAGGTAGCTAAACAATTTGATTACAGGTATTATGGCAACTTAGATAGTAAAACTTCAGCAAAAGAAAAATATCATCCAACACAAAAAACAATAGCGTTGTACGAATGGCTTTTAATAAACTACGCAAAGGAAGGCGACAAAATCTTAGACACGCATTTAGGCTCGGGAAGCATAGCAATAGCTTTTCATAATCTAAAATTTAATTTAACCGCTTGTGAACTTGATACAGAATATTATGAAGCAAGTTTAAAAAGATTAGCACAACACCAAGCGCAAACGGTTTTATTTTAGTATATTTGTTTTTTCATAGTTTAATTTTTTTGTTTTAAAGTTAGAAGCCAGTCGAAAGATTGGCTTTTTTTATTTTAAAACTTTAACATTTTAAAAGTTGTTTTACAATTATTAATGATTAGATTTGTAAAAGAATTAAGGAAGTGATTATCACAGCAAATTCTAAAATTTTAAAATTATGAATCACATATACGCAGATTTTGCAAAAGATACAAAAATAGAAAATTGTTTTTTCGTTTTTTTACCAACAATGAGCGGGCAATTATCGCTTGACTCTATCTACAATAGAAATATGGATGTTGATTTTGGAGTAATATTATCTTACGATGAATCTTTATTAAGAAGTAATTTTTTAATAAAACATAAAAAAGGAGTTAATCTATTAAGAAAAAACTTTTCAAGTATAGTTAAAGAAATAATTAAAAATAGAGAATTATGAAATACGCAATTAGAATGTTAGAAGAACAAAAAAAACACCTAGAGCTTTGTTTATCTGAATGGGATTTGAATAAATACCCAGACGCACGAATAGAAAGACAAATTAGATTAGAAAGTCTAATGAAAGCAATACAGTGTTTAAGTAAAATTGATAACGGTTTTAATCTAGAATCTAAAGATTATAAATAATGGAAAAAATTTATAATTTACAGTTTAAAAGCAATGCTTATAACTACTATTACGGAGATCTAACTATATTGTTTAGTTCGTGGAAAATTGGATTTTTAGGCGTTTCAAAAGGAAAGCTAGATAGGTGGGACTGGTCAAAACATTACGAAAATGATATTTGTACGATTACAAAGTCCGAGATTATAAAAAGCAAAAGAAAAATGATTTACGCTACTATGTAAATTTATCTTATATTTGCCCTACAAATGTATTATGCCTTCGATCGGGGTGCTTTCGTATTGAAAGATGCATTTTAAAACCACCGTTGATTTGGTGGTTTTTTTATTTTAAAACTTTAACACTGTATTAACATTTTGGAACACTTTTGTTCCTTATATTTGTACAAGAGTTAAGGAAGTGATTTACACGGCAAACTCAAAAACTTAGAAATTATGGAAACTACATCAATAGAAAATGTAATTTATGAAGCAATGTTAATTCAGCCGATTAATAAAATAATAACTCAATTAAAAAACGATAATTTTAGAGATTGTGACATTAAGTGGTTAAATTCAAAACTAGAAAAATTTACAAAAATTGCGCTTGATACTTTAGGCGAAAAAGCGATAATACTTCCTCAATTATACGACAAAGATATGTTACTTAATGAATTTGTTAAAAACGAATTTATTGGTCAATTTGAAACTTTGCTTAATTATTTTAAAAGTATTTAAAATCAACCAAAAAAAATCGGGGTGTAAAAGCCCCTTAAAAACTAGAAATTACATGACCCCTAACGAAAAAATACAATCCCTGACCACTACACTAGGAATGTCAGGTAAACGTGCCGCAGAAGTTATTGGAATGCCTTACTGGGCGTATCGTAAACGAAAATGCAAAACACGTCCAGAAGTTTTTAGCGAAGAGAATTATTTAACATTATTAAAATTTACAGAATCATGGAAAAATTACAATTAAAACATTTAGCGGGATATTTGCCTTATGAATTGAAAATACAAAATGGAAAAGAATTTGATATAGTTACTGGTGTTTCAAAAGAAATTGTAGAATCAATTTTTAGAGGTACTTACGAAAACACTTCAATGATAAAAGATGTTAAACCAATTTTACATCCGCTTTCTGACCTGACAAAATCAATTACGATTGACGGAATTACTTTTGTACCTGATACTTGGATTTCCGAAAATATTAAAACAGATGTTGAAATTTATCAATTTTTACATGGCGAAATATCGTTAGAGATTATAACTGAAGATTACAATCAAACAATTGATTTAATGGCTGGATATTTAATAATTCAAAAGTTAAATGAATGGCATTTTGATTGGCAAGGACTTATTGGTAAAGGATTAGCGATTGACATTAACACATTGAAATAATGAACACAACCAAATTAGCAGTAGAAATATACAATTCTCACTACGCATCTATAATGGAATATGGCGAGGATTTTGGACAAGAAATATTAATTTCTGTTTTAGCAATTAAAGCAAGTGTAATTACGGTTGATCAAAAAATTGAAACAATAAAAGAAGTCAGCGAATATGTAGAATCAAAAATCTACATTAATTTAATGGAGGAAGTAAAACAAAAAATATTACAATTATGAGAACGATAAAATTTAAAGGATTAAGAGTTGACGGTAATGGGTGGGTTTATGGTTCATTTATTCATAACAATATAGATTGTCCTTGTATAATTGATATTGATGCAGAACAGTACGAAGTAATCCCAGAAACAGTAGGTCAATTTACAGGCTTAATTGATGTTAATGGAAAAGAAATATATGAAGGAGATGTTGTTGAAGCTCCTTGGCACTATACTGAAGGTAAAATAGTAAATTTAGATTATCAAGAATATTTTATGTATGCAGTTTGTGAATATTGTCTTGAAGATGTTTTAAAAATTATCGGAAACATACACGATAAGTAAAAACTATTTCTTATATTTGTCCAGCAATCTACTACTTGCATTAAGACATTGGACGAAAGTCTAACGACAAACCCTTAAAGATGTGTAGTAGCTCTTTAGGGGTTTTGTCATTTTTAAAATATTATGAATTATCAACCTTACCACTACCAGCAAACAATCCTAGATTCGATTGCAGAAAAGCAAAACAGAAAAATCTTAGTTCAACTCGCTACTGGAGGCGGAAAAACTGTTATTTTCACAACCCTAGCAAAGCAATACGAAGGGCGTGTATTAATTCTAGTTGACAGTTGTGAACTTGTAAGGCAAACAGCTAAACACTTTGAAAACGGGGCTACATTTGAGGCAAAAGATAAAACTTTTCCTGGAAACAAAATTGTGGTTTCGATGGTACAAACTTTAAAAAGCCGACTAAAAAAGCAACCCGATTTAATTTCTGATTTTGATTTAATTATAATTGATGAATGCCATATTATTCAATATGAGGTACTTTTGCCTTTAATTAAATGTAAATTATTAGGCTTTACTGCAACTCCTGTAAGCAACAGAAAAGATAATTACTATTATAATCCAGAAGTCAAAGAAATGTTTTCAAAGCCTTTTCCCAATGCAATAGAGTTTACAAAAGACTTTGCACTTTCGGAAATTTTTGACGATATTATCGTAGGTATTCCAATTCAGCAACTAATTAAAGAAGGTTTTTTGGTTCCTGACGAAAATTACATTATACCAATTGATGAGGATTCTTTTAAATTTGATAAATTTGGCGAAGTATCAAATCCAGATGAGGTGTTTGATGCAGCTTACCAGATGGATGTTTTGGCAAATTACTTAGAATATTGCAAGGGCAAAAAAACTATGATCTTTACGCAAAACACAACTTTAAACAAATATATTTACGATATTTTCGTAGAAGCGGGCGTTCCCAATTGTTTTATGTATGATAGCGTAAATGATACGGATTTTAACAGAAGCGAAGTAGTAGAAAAATTCAGAAATACTCGTGAAGCAATTTTATTTAACGTTGGAGTTTTTACAAAAGGTTTTGACGTAACCGATGTGGAATGTATAATAGTTTCAAGACGTGTATCATCCTTATCTTTATGGATACAAATGGTAGGGCGTGGAAGCCGAATAACTGACAAAATATTTAAAGATAGATTTACAGTAATTGATGGGGGAAATAATATTTCACGCCTTGGAAAATGGAGCGACAACTTTGACTGGGAAAAATTATTTTGGGGGTCTGACGATTATAAGCCAAAAAAAGAAGCTCCAGAAGAGATGCTTAAAGAGTGCGATGGTTGCGGCGAATTAATGCCAGAGCGTCAATGTTTATGCAAATTATGCGAACACAATAACTGTAAAATAAAAGAAATTTTAATTGAGTCAGGAATTGCGGTGCAGGTTAATAAAGTAGATATTGACATTAAAAAGATAATTCGCTATTCAGAAAACAAAGATAAATTTTTTGCGCTCAAGGTTTTAAACGAACAAATTTTTAGGCTTTTTACAAATGTAGATAAAGATCAATTTGAACGCAACAAAACAGGCGGGGTTGAGCGTATCTTTACAACCCACTTAAAAAGCGGTTATTTAGCTATAATACGCTCCGACTTAGAAAGCAAAGCTAACCGAACTTATGCACAACAAAAAAAAATATTATTAACAAAACTTGAAAATAAATACAATATTTAGTTGTATATTTGTGACTGCAATCCATCACTTGCAAGGAAAATGTATCGTTAATTACATTTAACGAACCTTAGAAACCCTTAAAGATGCGTGATGGCTCTTTAGGGGTTTTCTATTTATATCAAAATTAAAATGGAACACACTTGTAAAAAATGCAACGAAACAAAAGATTTAATTGAATTCCCTGTTAATAATCAATTGATTTTAGGCGTAAGAAATGAATGTAAGGTATGTAGAAAAATTTTTAAAAAAATTTTTTATAATAAAAATAAAGAAAAAATTAAAATAAAGTGCGCAAATTATTACAAAGAAAATAAAGAAAAAATTAAAATACTACAAAAGAATTATTATTTAAAAAATAAAGAAATTTTAATTCAATATAGTAAAACATACCAATTAAATAATAAAGATATTATTAAAGAAAAAAATAAGAATTATTATTTAAAAAATAAAGAGCATCTAATTAAATGCAGTAAAAAATACAATATTTTAAATGCAGATAAAAGAGCTAAGAATGAAAAAATAAAACAAATTGACCCTGTTTACAAACTGAAAATACAAACAAGAAAAAACATAAGCTATGCATTTTATAAATCTGGATATACTAAAAAAAGCAAAACTTTTGAAATATTAGGTTGCGAATATGATTTTTTTAAAAACTATATTGAAGCGCAATTTAAAAAAGGTATGCAATGGGATAATATACATTTAGACCACATTAAACCAATATCAATTGCAAAGACAGAAAAAGAAGTAATTGAATTAAACCATTACACAAATTTTCAACCTTTATTTGCAAAAGATAACTTAAAAAAAGGAACTAATTTAATAACAAAACAATTAAGACTTATATAATGGAAAAAACATTTAGCTTATACCAAAACATAAAAGACACGACAAAAACAGATATTTCATTAGATAATTATATTGAAATAATTAAAAATGGAAAATACCAAGATTTAGTTTTGACTGCTAGAGCATTAAAAAAAGAACCAGAAAAATACAAAGAGCTAAAAAACAAAATGCCTTGTATAACAGGTTCGGCAATAATGCACCAAGGCAGTAAAGTTGAAAGTAATATTTTTGAACTAAATAATTTAATTGTTATTGATATTGATGAAGTTATTGATCTTCCTTTATTAAATAGAATTAATGAAGATAGATACACATTCGTTTCGCATCGTTCGTTTGGGGGAGATGGAATTTGTGTTTTTATTAAAATAAATAGTTCTAAATTTTTAGAGTCATTTAATGAAATTGGACAGTATTATTGGGAACAATTTAATATTTTAATCGATGCCTCTTGCAAAAATAAAAACCGACTTCGATTTTGCAGTTACGATCCTTATTTGTTTTATAACGAAAAAGCAACAAAATTTATTGCAAAAACAAAAATAGAAAAGCCAAAGAAAAAACAAGAATTCTTTTTTGCAAAAGATGATTTTTCTGAACTAATTGAAAAGCTAAAAAACATTGACTTATGCCAAGATAGCTATGAGCGTTATTGTAATATTGGTTTCGCAATCGGCTCAAAATTTGGACATGAAGGTTTAAATTATTTTAAAGCTATTTGCCAAAATGGTTCAAAATACAGTGAAAAAGATATCGAAAAACATTATAAAAACTTTTGCAAACCAGGAACCATAACAATTGCCACACTTTATAATTACGCCAAAGCAGCAGGAATAGAACTATATTCTCCCGTTAGCAAAGAGATTATAAAGCGGGTAGCCGTTGGCAAAGCTAACAGCCAAATAATGACACCAGCAGGCGTGATTGAAACGCTCAAGATATTAGGTACGACGACAACAGATGAAAAATTCATCCAGCAGTTAATTGACAGTAAAGAAAACTTTGCAAAGAATATTGACAACGAGGAAAACGATACCGTAAAACTAGATTTATTCATCAAAGAAAATTACCCGATAGCAAAAAACGGATTTAACCAACAATACGAATTTGAAGGCCAACCCGTTAACGATGAAATAATTAATTCCATCACAATTCACGCTAAAAAATATTTTGATTTTAAAGTAAGCGCAACCGATATTTCGCAATTAATTTTTAATTCACAGGCCAAAACCTACCAGCCAATAGAAGATTATTTTAAGAACAATACAGCGACAGCCACAGGCGATGAGATAGATGAATATGCAGATTTAATTTTGCCGTTTAGTGAGTTTAATCGTTGGGCGTTAAAAAAGTGGCTTATCGGAGCTATTCATAACTGGACAAGTCCAAATGACCACGAGGAGGTTAGTCCGTTGGTTTTAGTCCTATGCGGTCAACAAGCAAGTGGCAAAACTTCATTTTTTAGAAATATGCTACCAAAAGAATTAAGACGTTATTTTATTGATGAAGCAATGGAAGAGGGGGGAAAAGACGTGCTAAAACGTATGGCTACATCAATGATTATGCTAAATGATGAATTCGGCGGTATGGCTCATAAAGACGTTAAGAATTTCAAGAAAATAACTGAAAAAAACAAAATAACCGTTAGACTTCCATACGGGCGTTTAGACGTAGATTTAAAACGTAGGACTATGTTATGTGGCACGACTAACGAAAAGAGTGTACTTAAGGATGAAACAGGCAACAGGCGTATATTACCAATATCTTTTGAAAGCGTTAAGTACGATGAGGCGGTTGAGTTTGATAAAGATGCGCTTTTAAAATGCGCTCACAATCTTTATTTAGAAGGTTTTGAATTTCGTGTTTTTTCAAAAGACGATATTGACTACCTCAATCAAAATACATTGCAAAATTTAGAGATTGAGGTTTCTGAGGATTTGTTTTTTAGCCGTTATTCATTTGAGCAAACAGACGAACATAACGATGAGGTAATTTTAAACCAAGGCGAAATTTGCAACGAAATGAACGTGCAATTTTCTTATAAAGCCACAAAATACGACATTAAAAGAATTTGCGTTAAGCATAAAATGGAATTAAAAAGCCACAGAATTAATGGCAAAGTTGTAAAAGGGTATCGTTTATTTAAGAAAAATGACTTTCAAAAAGTAGAAGTTCCATTTTAAAGTGTAACAAATTAGGTTACTATGTAAAAATAAGTTACATTTGTACTTTAATTAATATATAAAAATATGGAAAATTTAGAAAGAGGTTGTGTTTATTTTTTTAGACATATCGGTTTAAGCCCCGTAAAAATTGGTTATTCAAATAACGAAAGTCCTTTAAAAAGATTTGAAAGTTTTAAAACTTACGCTCCTTATGGTGCTGAATTATTAGGTTTTATAATGACAAAAGAAAGTAAAGAATTAGAAACAATATTGCATGAAAGATTTTCTGCAAATAGATTAAAAGGGGAGTGGTTTGAAATTTCAAAAGAAGATGTTGAAAAAGTTGTTTCTTTTTATTCAAACATAGAAGATATTAAAGAAAAAAACGAATTTGAAATAGAGTGGTCAAAAAAAATAGCAAATAGAAATTTAATTTTTTCTGAAAATCAAATTGACATTTCTGAATTTAACAAAAAATTTAATACAACAAATTACGATGGACAATTTAAAAGAATTGTTATTAACCAAGGTGAGTTAATGGAAATTTTTAATTGTAATAGGTTAAATATTACAAAAGTTTTAGATTTTTTCAACGTTGTTAAAAGCTCCCATAGAGTTGGTAGCACTATTAAAAAAGGTTATTTACTATATGAAAAGTAACTTTTGTAACGTTTTGTAACGTTTTTGTAACGTTTCAAAAAATCGTCTTAAACCCTATTCTCATTAGCCTTAACCCACTTTGTAACTTTGTAACTTGATAAAAGTGACTTTAACCTTATAGAAATGCATAAATACACACATATTACATATAATGACATATTATATATATTATATAAAAAAGTCTTGAAAACACAAAGTTACAACGTTACAAAGTTACAACGCTGAAAATCAATTAGTTAAAAAACACTATAATCATGAAATTAGAAAATATAAAGAAAAAGACCACAGCACAGCTAAAAAATCTATGCAAAAAGTCAGAGGAAAATATCCAAAAGGAGATTATTAATTATTGTAAATTGAATAATATTTTAATTTTTTGCGTTCCAAACGAAGCAACTCGAAATAATAGTAAATTTATAGGTATGGGAGTTTTAGCGGGAGTCTCTGATTTAATTTTAGTTTTACAAAATAGAGTTATATTTGTAGAATTGAAAAACCACAAAGGAATTCAAAGCGAAAAGCAAAAAGCGTTTGAAAGCAAAGTTGATAATTTAGGCCATCAATACATTATAATTCGTTCCATCGATGAATTTAAAAAATTAATATGAAACTTAAAAAGAAATACAGCTTATTGGGGGATAAAACTTTAACAAACTTTAACACTTTGAAGTATTGAAAATGTAAATACATATCGTATCTTTGTACAAGCAATAACGCTAAAACAAAAAAATAGGAATTATGGCAGTAAATATCTCAAAATTAAAAAAAGAACAGTTTTTTAAAAATGAAAAGATTAAAATTATGTTTGGAACTGGCGATATTAGTAATTCGCTTTCGGTCTATTTAATTGATGTTGACGGCAAGTCGCATCATATATTATGGGAAATTAGTCCTGACAGAAATTTCCAAAACTTTGACAAATCTAATGACAAGATAAGAAATTTTGTTACTGATAAAATAAATGAGTGGATTAGTATTGAAGAGCAAGCTGAAGTTTATATAAAAGAGCAAATCAAAAAAAGAGAAAACAGAGAAGAAAACGAGTTAAAAAAATTGTCGGACTCTTTTTAAATTTATAAAACGCCTAAAAAGCAATAATTTATGAAACTTAAAATATTGAAATTAAATAAATAATTAAACCCAATGACCAAAAAAACAACAGAAAAGCATTTAGCCACGTTCCGACTTTTAAAAGAATGTAGGGATAAGCTAAAGCAATTAGCCAAAGATCAAAATATATCACAAGCAACAATTATTGAAAATTTAGTTAAAAAAGAAAAGTTATGAAAATATCAGAATTACCACCAATCCAAAAGCGAAAAGCATTAGAGTATCAAAAACATGCAAACGAATGTTGTGATAAAAAAACAGATGATTTAAGCCAAGCATTTTATTGGAAAAATACACTAGAAGGTTTTAATTATTGGCAAAAATTAGAGAACGAGACAAGTGAAATTTATCAAATAAAAGCAGAAGAAAAACGGCACGAAAAGATAGCTGCAATTTGTATAGTTATTATCGCTATCTTTGCAATAGCAGGATATTTAATTTTTTTAAACTAAAACATTATGAAAAAACTATTATTAATTTGTGCAATTGCTTTAAGTAGCTGCACACCAGAAGACGAAAAAACCGTTTGCGATTGTAATGCGATTACAACGATTAACGATGTACCAAATGGGGAAACTTACTATTACGGCGATGATTGTAGCGACGACGGCAAATTGTTATTTGAGTTTTACGAACCTGGATATGTAAGTAGAAGAATTGTAAAATGTAATTAAATTATGAAGAATAAATTTACAAAAGAGCAAAAAAAAGTTATTAAAGATACAAAAAAAATAACCGAAAAAATAAATGATTTAGTTTTGAAAATTGAATGTTTTGACTTAGAAAAAGACGCAACATTAGACCAAAAGCTAATGGTTTTACAGCTTGTAAGTATGAGAACTTACAGGCTGTATTTATGGCAAAGAATGAGGAATTTTTATTAAACTAAAGTAGATTAGACTAGTATGGCAGCACCTAAAGGACAAGAGAAGAAAGGCGGGAGAGCAAAAGGAACTCCAAACAAAGAAAATAAATCTATAAGAGATGCGTTCCAATTGCTTGTGGAAAATAATTTAATTACTTTACAGGATGACTTTGTCAAGCTTACTGAAAGTGAAAGAATTAAATATACAATTGAACTTGCTAAATTTTGCCTACCAACTTTAAAGGCAATTGAAATGCAAGGCGAAATAAAAACAACAGTAAGACAGCCTATTGTCTTTGTAAAAAAATAAATTATGGAAATTCATTTTAAAAACGGAAAAACAAAAATAATATCACAGGAAATAGCTGACGTATTAAAAGAAAACATAATAAAAGGTTGTGCAGATTTACAAATGTTTAGCGATATAAACGATAATAACAAAGTAATTCTTATTATTAAATTAAGCGAAATAGTTTTTATTGACTAATGATCACCTTTTCAGAAAAATATTATCCCTTATTTGATTTATTAAACGGTATGTACCCAGCGGTAGATACAATTCTTATTTCAGGGGGCAGGGATAGCGGAAAAACGTTTGCCGTTACTTGCTTTGTTCCATTAGCTGCTGCTGATTATAACCACCGTATTTTATTTACTAGACAAACAATGTCATCAACCGACCGCTCTATTACTTTGGCACTAGACAACCGTATGGAATTGTTAGGAGTTGAGGATGAATTTACTTTCGCAAATAACGATTATAAAACTAAACACAACAAAGGTCTAATTTCTATTACAGGACAAAAGACAAGCGTAGGAACTCAAACGGCAAAGTTAAAATCATTAGAAGATTATTCTATGTTCATAACAGAGGAAGGTGAAGAGTTGACTAATTACGATGAATGGAAAAAGGTTAAACGTTCAGTGCGTGCAACCGATTTACAAGGACTTTCAATGATTGTTTTTAACCCGCCAACTAAAGCGCATTGGATGTACGAACAATGGTACAAATCAATTCCAGAGGGATTTAACGGGGTTGTAGGTAAGATAATGTATATTCATACAAACTATTTAGATAACGGTAAGGAAAATATGTCGCCATCGAATTGGGAAGATTACGAAAGTTTGCGTTTGCTTTATGAGTTGTACTTAGCGACACCAAAAGACCAAAGAGCAGATTTAAGCAAGAAAACAATCAAAGGATATAAAGAGTATAAAAATATTGTTTTAGGTGCATTTAGAGATACGGCAGAAGGCGTTGTATTTGATTATGAGATAGGGGAATTTGTTTCAACGGAGTACGAAGATACTTTTGGGATGGATGTTGGATATAACGACAGCACGGCAGTTGTTAAAGTATCAGTTGACAAAAAGCAAAAGAAAATCTACTTGCAAGAAGTTTTCTATAAATCAAATCAAATACCAGATACCATTGTAGATGCGATTAAACCAATTGTTGGCACCAGCCGTATATGGTGTGACAGTCAAGCCAAAATGTTTATTAAAGATTTGGCAAATAGAGGCTTAAATATTAAACCGTGCGAAAAGCCAAAAATTCGGGATTCCATAATGAGCATTTTAAATTATGAACTAATTGTAACTTCGTGTTCTAAAAATCTTATCTTTGAACTAAATAATTATAAATGGTCGGATAATAAAAAGGACGAACCAATAGACCAATTCAACCACGCAATAGACGCTTTTAGATACGCAGCTATTATAAAAATATCACGCAAAACACCAATGCCATTATGAAAGATAAAATAATTGATGCAAAAGTAATTGATGGAATTATCGTCATTAATTTAATAGTTGATGAAGAAAAAAAAAGAATAATGCTAAGCGCAAAAGCCGTATTAAAATTAATAAATAAATTATGACAGCAAATGAAACAAAAAAAATGCATTTACGTAGATTTTTTCCGTATTTAAAAAACGAATATCGAAAGCTTAATAAAAAAGAATTGAGAAAAAAAGAAACTTTAAAAGAATTATTTGGAGATGCAGAAACAAACTTGGAAAAGCTTAAAGTTATTTTTGATTATCAAAATATTTTATAAGATTGACGTATCATTTAAGAATGCGGGCAGGTTTATAGACCTAGAAACGTTTATAAAAGATGAAGACGATAAAGAATTTATAAAAGCGACCGTAACGCCTCGCCTTTGGTTTTTGACGATTCCAGAGTACGTTCAGCGTTATGCAGTTGCTTTGTACATTCAAGAAGCAGACGAGGTTAAAGCGAGTTTTCCGTGGATTTACAACCCGCCACAATTTGCAAACACAAGCGAAATAACGCAAGGAAGTATGGAACGTGAAAACTTTTCTTTAACATACGGTGGGTATACCGAAATGGTGTATCTTTGTGCTATCTTTGAATCTGTTAGCCCAAAAGTTGTATTTGATTATGATACGAAATACTTTTTATTTTGGTCGGAATATTTATTAAGAAAACGAACAGTTGAAAATTTGAAATAAAATAATTATGCAAATAATAGATTTTGTAATTGGACTCACAATAGGAATAGCTATAATTGTTTTAGCTAAAATATACAGAAACAGGTAAAACTTATGAATGAACTATTTTTATTAACTAATTTTTTAGTTGAAAAGTTTCAAGAAAACGATTTGGTTAACACCGTTACAATGGTGGATACGAAGCACCTTGACAACAACAAAGAAAACATCTATTCTTTAGTTAATATCGACTATTTAGAAAGCGAAACTTTGCCAGATGCGATAATTGCTAGATATTTAATTACGGTGGTCCAGCAAAGAGATATTCGCCCGCAAAAAACAGACAGTAAATTACAATTAGATACGAATTTAATTGACAATTTAGGAGAAACATCGGCGGTAATTACTAGATTTTTAAATCAAATGAGAAGTAATAACTTTATATTTAACATTGAATTACGTGAAAATTCAGTATCTAAAAAGTATCACAAAAATAGTTTAGATGGCCATCAAATAACGATAGATTTAGCAATGGCAAATTTAGGAAGCGGATGTTAACGACAACCGAAATAAGAGTAATTGCGCAAAAGATAGTTAACCTATCCAAAGCAAGTTCAAGAATAGATACTGGATTTTTAAGGCGGTCAATCTCTTATACAATTGAACAAAATGTATTTATTTTTGTTGAGGTTTTTTACGGGCAGTTTGGTACTAACTCAAAGCTAGAAGCGAATGCTAAAAGACTAATGCCGAGCGGTGTGAAGTGGCGAATGAGATACACAGATATTAATAGAAACGTATTAGAAGAAGGAAGCGTTCAAACTGGTCGAAGTTCAATTAATAAAATAACTGATATAATTGGAAGACAAAGCACAACAGCAGTAACGGCATTAATTAATAAAATTCGAGGTTTTGGCAAAAAGAAGGACAAGGGAACAGATTGATGCGGATAAAATTATTAGAGCTCAATTAATGGACTTGGGCGAAAAGATTTACCAGCAAGCACGGGAGCGTTCACGAGTTGCTAAAGATTTATATTATTTGACAGACAAAGTAGGACCAAAAGGAACTGTAAGAAAAGCGGGAGGAACTTTACGAGACAGTGTTAATTACAAGCCGTTAAGCGACACAGTTCTTTTAGTTGCTCAAGTAGATTATGGTAAATGGAACTATCCCAAAGGAGACAATACTAAAAGAACTTACAGCGGTAAAGAGATAATTATCACACCCGGAATGAACGCGTTACAGCAAGCAATAAACGACAATGTTGATGAAACAATAAATCTAATAGTTAGTGAAATAATGGAAGAAATGACAGGAAATTATGGTAGTTAAGAAAATTGAGGTTGTACAGTTGCAAAGTGTTTTCAATAACAGAAAAGGAATTATCTTTTATACTGATACTATTACAGGAATTTCAAATCAAATTACCGTTACCAATTTATCAGGTGGTACTTTATCTGCCTCTCAATGGATGCTGTATTTTATAACCAATTCAATTTATTCAAGCGATTTATTTACAGCGATTAATTTAGTAACTTCATTTGCATTTCAAGCAAAAACTGCAAATATAAATATCACAAAGTTTGCTTTATATACTGCATCAAATGTAGAAATTGAGCCTGGCTCAGATTACACCTTTACAATCATAGACGTAAATGTGCCCGATGTTGCACCAATACCGCCAGTTTTACCATTAGATTTTCGTACACCGATTGACAACGAAAGCAAAGTTAAATTAATCAACAGCCCGTTATTCATTTGTGAACCTGCAACAATTTTAACAAAATCCGTAACTGTAAATCTTTATATTTGGGATGGCTTATTAAACAAAGTTATAAACCAGCCTACTGTAATTCTAAGAAAAGACAAAGTTAGTCAATTAGATAGCTATGTTTCTTTAGAGATTTCCGATTTGATTAAGCCTTTTATAAAGCCTAAATTCGCGTACAACCGAGCCGCACCCGCTGCAATTACAAACCAAGGCGTATTTATTCAGGCGCAAATAATCACGATTAATTTTGACGGCAGCCAAACAAGCCGTTATACAAACACCTTCTTTTGCACGTTGGGTTACCGTTGGAATTACGAGCAAAATTTAATTGGAGACAACGGCGTACAAAATTACGGCGCAAGCGGTTTTATAGTTCCAGTCGAAAAATGGTTTAATCCAAAAATCCATAACTACTTTGACCAAACTTTTAATTTTACTCGAACGGTTGCAGACGCAACAACAGCCAACGTTATAAATTACATTGCATTAACTCCAACAAAATTAAGATGCACGCTAGATCCGTGTTTAATTATTTTTATAAATAAATTAGGATTGTGGGAGAATTTCACGCCTCACGGCAAAAAAACAGCAACCGTAAAAGTAAACCGAACAATTAGTAATATTTCACATCGGGACCCGTCGCAAGTTGACAATACGTTTATACATTCAAAGCAAATCACTTCTATTAATGCGGAGCAATCGTATGTAATAAATACGGGTTCACTAGACGAAAATATGACTTCTATAATAGAGGAATTGATTTATTCGCCAATAGTTTATTTAATTAACTTTAAAGGGGATTTGGAATTGGTTACAACGGTTGGTATTACCATTGATAATGCGGTTGTAAGCATCGACAATACTAATATTTCAATAGACAGCCAAAGCATTACGGCTGAAGCAATCGGATTCTTTAAAACGCACCAGCAAATCCCCGTTGTGATAACCGATGAGGATTTCACACGTAAAACAAGGTTAAACGATAGAATTGCAATTGATTATAATTTGAAATTTGACGAAACGAATAATAAAATTAACAATATTAGATAATTAAAATAAATAAAAATGGAAGCTAGACAAAATTACCCGGCACATCAACAGAGAGTTATTGATGAGAAAATTGAATTAGATAAAAAAGCAAAAGCATTAAGTGAATTTATTGGTATTAATCCCCTTTTTGACGCAATAAATGCAGATGAACAAGAGCGAATGAAAGAGCAAAACGATATTATGTGGCAATATTCAGAAATATTAGGCAAAAGAATTGATAATTTTTAAAATTAAGGAATGATAACAGAGGTATTTGTATCGCTAGACGGCTTGAATTATAGCAAATTAGACCTTATTAAGGATGAATCTATCCCGATGCGGTACACTTTCAAAGATACGCAAGACATTACTAAGGTTTTTTCTCCGTATTCTTTGAACTTTACTTTCGATGCAACGCCGAATAATCTTAATTCTTTGGGTTATTTTGGCAATACGGACGTAATTAAGGCAACTGATTTGCGAAAAGTACGTGCAAAAGTTTATGTAAATAGTATTTTAAACCAAACAGGATTGTTAAAATTAGAGAAAATTGTTTATAAAATGGGTAAACCGTCCGTTATTACTGCCAGTTTTGCCACAAATTTAACTAATTTAAAGGATAAAATAGGAGATGATACTATTGACGGACTAGGAAGCTTAGTTGTTAATTGGAATCCAGCATCAGCAAAGTTTTTATTAACAGGAATTGAATCCTCAAACATTGAAGGAATCCCGATAAAGTACTTCGTGCCGTTGGCGTCAACCAATCGAGTCATACAATATAATGTAGACGAAACAGGACTAGATAATGTATTTTTTAACCCTGCAAATTTACCTACGTCAAACAAAGTTTTAAAAGCAAACGAGTTACGACCAGCGATTTCATTTAGCACAATCATAGAATTAATAAAAGAAAAATATCAGTTGCTAATTATTTCGCCTTTAGAAAATAGGACGGAATATAAAGATGCCTACATTTGGTGTATGGGTAAAACCTTTGGCAGTAAAACACAAAGCACCTTTGATATAACGCAAAACGCAACTACCACCGCAGGACTTGGAATGAGAATTGATTACTTTGCTTTAAGCAATAGCGTTGTGGTAAAAATAAGTAGCTTGGGAGTTATTAATAATAAAGTAGCGCAATCAATTATATTTCAAGGAATAAATTATTTAACCGCGCCTACAACTGATTGTACAATGTCTATATTTAGAGTTGGCGAAGCGTTTCCAATTAAAACAGAAACTTTTACTTTAACACAAGAAAATGAACAAATTGGAATTTTTATTGAAACATTATTTTTTGATCAAAATTTAGAAATAGAATATTTTATAAATTTAGAGTTTACAAATGCGATTAGCTGGAATAATGCGGTTTTAAGTTTTAGAATGGATATAACAACAATTGGAACTGTTAGTCTAATTTCCAATAACAATAATTTTGCTTTGATGGGTGGCTCAAAAATAGACCTCATAAAATCTTTGCCAGAAGTAAAAGTAATTGACTTTTTAACTTCATTCCTAAAAGCTTTTAATATTGCAATTTTAGATGTCAACCCTGACGATGACAGTTTGTTTTTTTTTACGCCACAGGATATTTTGGAAAACAAAAAAGAAGTTACCTACGTATCGGATATTTCAGATGTAGAGAAATCAACTCAAGACGATTTTAACTATTATATTTTAAAACACGCTGACAGCAATTTTAAAAGCAACCTTGATTATAAAATTGGTGCTGGTCAGGATTACGGACAAGCCTCTTTTCCAGAAATAAAACCACCGAACGCAAAAGAGTTTAAAGTTGAAACTAATTTCACAATTATTCCGCCCGTAACTATTCCAGGAACAAATGCCACAACCGTTTACGGATTTGAAAGCGGGCAACCCGAAATATTAGACACGGGCGAAGCTAGGTACACGCCAAACTTTGGCGAATTGGTTTTATTTTACTCACACGGCAACAAACCGTTAAACGCTTTATTTGGCGTTCAGAGCTCATTGCAAAGTGGCGTTCTGCAAACGCAAAGTATTTCGTCTTACATTCAAATTTTGCCCTACACAACTGACAACAAGAGTTTTGCGTGGTCGGTTTTGGTTAACAATAACGTGGCATATCGAGACAATTTATTTAGTCGATATTACGCTGAAATTATAAAAAGATACATTGACCAAAACGTAATGAAACAAGAATTTACGCTATATTTGAATGCAAATGAGGTGCGGGATTTTAGGCTAGAAAATGATATTATAATTGGAGAAAATAAATTCACAATTGTAGATTCCACGATTGACATAACCAACGGCAAAACAAAACTAACATTACTCAACTACTAATGGAAGACAAAGAACAGAAAATAAAAATACAGTTTGATACGAACGCAAACAAAACAGCCGAGGAAGTACGCAAGTTAGAATCGGCCACTCTTAAAGTCGAGGAAGCCGAAATAAAATTAAAAAAAG